GCCCCATGGCGGCGCGACCTTCCGCATATGACCCGAGCGCCTGTGACCCGAGTGCGATGAACGGTGCAGCCTGCATTACGCCTCAACCTCCTGTCCTATTGACAGAACATGCCATGGGCCGGGGATTCTGCGGCGGACTGCCAGTGTCGCATGATCGCGCCGCCCGAATACCGGCACGCGGTAGACCCTCGTGCGCGCTGCCGCCGGGTCGGAAAGATCGTCGCCGACGCGATAGCCGCCGAGTTGCCTCGCATGGTCATTGCATTGCACTTCGAGATGCCGGGTCCGCAGGACCGAAACGATGAAATTGAGAACGCGCTGACGCCGCATTCCGGCCGAAAACGACTCCATCACTTCCGCGGGCCAGACGCGCGCCTCGACGGTGAAGTTCAGGCCGATGCTGCATTCGCGGTCGACGTCCTGGAACGTCTCGATCAGGTTGCCGTTCGGCCCGACCTCGCTCATTCCGGCATAGTTGCCGCCGTCCAGCACATGCACTGTCTTGCTCTCAAGGTGCGGCGCGGCGCGCGACGATTGCGGATCGGCAATCACCGTGCTGTCGAGGTATTGCGCGAAGTCGAGCCGCTCGATCATCCGCCGAGCCGTGTCGGTTTGGCGGTCCACCATCACCCAATACCCGCCAAACACCGGAGCTGCGCCGACCCAGTTGCCGTCCGTTGTCCATGGCACAAAGCCCACGCTTTCCTGCCCCAGGATCGTCGTATAGGACATGGCCGCGATGGTGCCGTTGCCGTTGACAACAAGGAGCAGGCGGTCTGGCCGATTGGGCGCCAGAGGCGGGCCGCAGAGTGCCACTGGCGCATTGATCAGGTGCGAGCAGAACGTCGTGAGCGACCGAACCGTCCATGTCAGATAGACGTTCCCGTCGAGCAGCGCCGCGCAGATGCTGGTCCCGCCTTCCTCGACGAATACCACTCCGCGCTCGACAATGGCTGGCCTGACAGTCGAACAGCCGCGCTCGTCAAACAGGATCGGGGCAAAGTTGCTGGGGGTGAGGTTTCCGTTCTGCCGCCGCTCCTGATAGTGCATCCCGCGATCTGCGAAGAACAGGATGTCGCCTGCATCGACGATGTGGCGGATGCGCGTTCCATCCTGCCCGACTGTGCGCAGGATTGCGTCGTCGTCTTCTGCGCCGATCTCGAAGTCATTGGCGGCGCGGACTGACGAGGCCGCAACCACATTGCGCTTCGAGGCGCTGCCCGCCAGCCACAGCCGCCCCGCCGCCCACTCCGCAACAGACGGCCATTTGCGCCGGTTCGAGAACAGCGGCTCGTCCCAGTATTGCGTCTCTTCGGGTTCGAGCAGCGTCTTGGCCGTGACGGTGAGTGTCACCTGCGGCGCTGAAATCTTCTCGTTGGCAAGGGGCCCATCCCAGTTCTCAAGCGTCAGGACCCGGAACGTCGTGCCGCCGGAGGCTATGTAGGTGATGACCCCGGTGAACCCGCTGTCCTGCCCGATCACCACATCGTTGACGTTCAGTTCGGCCGTCGACGAGACGGTCAGCCGATAGCTTGGCGGCAGAGCGGACACGACAGTTCCTGTCACCCTCGTCGCGCTGGTGAAGCCGGTGATGAGGATTTCGCGCTCGCCGTAGCGAATTTTCGACCCGACCTGGCTTGCCGCAAAAGCAGATTGGCTTGCATCGACAGTGATCGTGCCCGTCGTCGCCGAGGGCTTGATCTTGGCCTTCGTCGGAAACTTGAAGTAGGGCTGCAAGGTCGTGTTCCCGGCGCCTTCGGCGAACTCGAACGCGCCGTAGGACCATTCGTCGTTGCTGTAGCTCAGCACGAACATGCCGTGATCCGGATGCCCGATGATGGTTTCTGCGCCAAGCGGCAGCACCCAGCACGCGCCGGCATCAGACCATGCGACGCTCGCCCTGCTGTATTCCGTCGTGCCGTCGGCGTTCAGGACGTCGAACCTCTCATTGCCGATCACAAGCGCGTAGGTTCGGCCCGCTGCCGGTCTGATCTCGACGATCTGCCGCGCTCCGTTGATGGTGCGCAGATATCGAGTCCCCGGCCGTGCTGCGATGGTCTGGGTTGGACCGATGAACGTATTCGTCGCGCGCTGCAGCGAAAACTGCCGCATCTCGACGTCATCGCGTTCGAGAAACGCATCGCGGAGTTCACCGGCCGAGAAGTTCCGCTGGGTGATGACGCGCTTTGGCCTAGCCACGGCCGAACCTCGCCAGCGCGAACGACGATTGGCGCGGTCTGATTTCGTCGGACCGCCCCTTTGCCGCGGCAGTGTTGGCGCGATCGAAGGCCATTTCGGCTTGCGCGTCGAGTTCTCTGGCGTCCCCCGTTTGCGTGGCGCGCGCAATGACCGCCTGAAGGCGCAGTTGAACGCCCTGCGAGAAGTTGGCGCCCCAGAAGGACGGGTCTGGCGCCGTTGCATATTCCATCCAGACGCCGCCCGGCTCGTCCAGATAGACGTGGCTTCCGTCCTGCACCCAGATGTGGTTGATGATCCGGCTGCCTGCGGTCGTCCACACGTCGCGGATGTGCAGGGCGGTTTCCGGAAAGGCATAGCCATCCGCAAAGCCGAACTTGCCCTCGACGCGCGATTGCGTGAAGACCTCCTGCCGCGCGAACGGGAATCGGCCTGTCTCAAGGGCGGCTTCGACGACAAGCGACCAGTGCCGCGAGAGAATGCGGAACTCGGGCGAGCCGTCCTCAAGCGAGGTGACCTCATCAAGCCCCTGGGCAGCAAGGGCGGCGTTGATGATCGAGAGCATGGAGAATTGGGTACGCATGGCCGCCACGATGCGTCATTGCGCAATGGCCTCACATGCACAAACGGGAAGAGGCGAGCCGCAGCCCGCCTCTTCCATTCGCAAGCGGATGTTTTCAGCCGTTATTCTGCGGAGTCGGGGGCCTCTTCCGCCTGATCGCCAATCGGCACATTCGTCTCATCGACGATCTGGACATTGCGCAGCTTGGTTTCGACCAGCTTGACGAGATCGGCCTTGGTCATCCGCTGCTTGCGCGTGATGTCGATGCCCATCGTCAAGGCCATGGCCTTGAGTTCCTCGATGCTGCGCTCGGCCATGGACGGCACCTTGATCGTCGCATCCACCGGCGCGGGCGCTTCCACGCGCTGCCGATACATGCCTTTCGAGTTGCGGATGGCCTCGACGATGCCGGCAAGGTCGGTCCTGATCGCCCCGTTCTTCTTGTGCAGGTCAACGATGCTGGCATAGGCCGCCTTGTCGTTGTCCGTCTCGGGCTTGTAGGCCGGGTTTGGCTCCAGAAACGCTTCAATGGGCAAGATCAGGTGCTCCTCGTGAAGAAGGCATTGAAGGTGATCGACGGGGTGGTCCCGCCGACCGTCTGGTGCAGGTCGAGATACCGGAACATCGTGAAGTTTCGCATCGTCCTGAACTGCATGATCACCTGATCCCCGACTGCCGTGTTGCGGGTCTCGATGGTGATGGTGGCCGCATGGCCAAGCTGCATCATGTCGAGGACTTGCCCATCCGACCGGTCAGCGACGTTCGATCCGACGATCCGGAAGGTATAGGTCTCGTTGCCCGACGTGAGGTCGATGGCCTCGACGTTGATGACGCAGGCCATGTCGGTTGCCACCGCGGCACCCTGGTCGTGATACGTGCCGATGTAGCCGGTCGCGGTGACTGCGGCCAGCCCTGCGGCGCGCTTGACGAGGCCGGTTGCGGCGTCGACCGTGCCGGGTGCTTTGCCAGTGCTGTAGGTCATGTCTGTGCCCTCCTTATTTCACGATGGCGGCGTTGGTGATCGAGGAGAGGCGCAAGGCAGAGTAGGGGTTGAAGATTGCCATGCCCACGTCGTGTTCGATGTTGGTCCGGTAGTAGATGCCACCTTCCGTCAGGCCGATATCGGTGACCTGCATGGGAGAGGTCTCAAGCCCGCACACCCCGTCTTCGGCGAAGCGGACGATGTAGATCGACGCGGTGACCGCCGATCCGCCGCCGTGCGCGACTTCGTTGAACGGGAGGAACTCCCCGAGACGGCTGAGCTCATAGCCGACATAGATCGGCCGACCGTTGTAGCGCGTGACGACACGGCCCATGTCGTCCTTGTCCTGCGTGACGAAGCCGCCGATGCTGGTGTCGCGCTCTGCGGCGGCAAAGCGCGCGCGCACCGCTTTCGGCATGATGATGGCATTGGCGCCGTCCACAAGGTCGATGGCGCGGTCGAGTTGCCCCAACGACAGGGGACCGCCGCCCGACGCCGTCGAGTTGGCCATGATGCGGCTGTCCTGGTTGCTGCCGTCCACCGACCCGCCGACCGCACGCAGGCGCGTCTTCAGACCGGTCATTTCCAGCGAGTTGGTCGCATTGTCGCCACGAATGAAGCTCTGAGCCCAGAGCGCGGCTTTCTGCTTGATCAGCATCCTTTCCTTGATGGCGCGATGCTCCGGGCCGTGCCGGTTGATCAGGACGCGATCGACGTCGATGTTGCCCGCCATGGGATAGCAGACTTCCGTCCGGTCGAGGACCAGACCGGAGCCTTCGGAAACCGTCCCGTTGATGGCGCGGAAAGCCACGTTGCTGCCAAGCGCGCCCTCTTCCATGTAGCGATAGACGCCACCCGGAGCGGTCACGAAGGGGAAGACCGACAGAAAGTCGACGGCATCCGGAAAGAGTTCGATGATGGCGCGCTGGACCGGATTCTCCACGCCTTTCGCGTATTCGGGATAAGTGATCGGCATGGCTTACCTCTTTGCCTGTGGTTCTACATTCCCCGCGCAGCGCGGAGCAGTTCGTAGCCGCTGAGGCCGGCGAGGGCCTGTTTCTGCGGCTGTGGGGGTGCGGCCATGGGGCCGGTATTGCGGGCAATCAGTCGTTCGATTGCGCGCAAGGCGGAGTAGGAACGGACCGTTCCCATCAATTCTGAGGCTTCCTGTTCGGGCAGGACATTCAGCAGGCTGCGGCGCAGTGTGTTGACGCGCGCCTCTCGCGCGGCGGGTGTCGGGCCGAGTTTTTCGTGCTCGGCCGCAAGCGCGTTCGTTTCCTGCACGGATTGCGTGGCCTGATACTTGGCAAGCAGCCCGATGAGGCCGCTCGCCGTTTCCTGCGTCATGCCGTTGCGATGCATGAACGCCTGCAATTCCTCGAACACCGGGGCGTATGCAGGATCGTCGGCGCGCAGCTCGATGGCTTGCCCTTCGGGCAGCTTGACGTCACCGAGATCAAGGCCGGCGGGGATGCTCAGGTCATATTTGCCGTCCTGCGGCGCGGCAGGCAATTCGCGGCGCCGCGCGTCTTCGGCCAGCAGGTTTTCGTAATGCTCGCGGAACCGCCCGAGATCGGGGCGTCCGTCGGTATGGTAATCCTGCCCGATCCACGAAAGGTCAGTGCCGGCTTCCTGCGGCGCGGGGGCCGTTTCAGCGGTGGAAGGTTGGCTTTCGGCGCTCGGGGTGGTGACGTCCATCATCGCTCTCGATCCTCCTAAGATCGAGCGCGATAAAACGCTGCGCATTCAAAGCGTCACATGCACGAGGGTCCGCGAACGGCGAAAAGAAAAACTGAGTCGTTGATTTTTCCAGCAATTCCATAAGGATAGCTCCGTCCGGCGTGGCCAGAACGCGCTTGACGGCACTCATGGCCGCGCGGGCTGCCGCCTTGTGTCCTTCGTCCGGGCTTTCCAGAAGGCCGGTCAGATAGTTGACGACAGGACCGTCATCCGGCAGGCACAGGGGCAGGTTCATTTTGCAGGGGTTCCTTGTTGATGACGATCAGGCGGTCACCGGACGCCTGGATCACGTTTCGCAGCGTCTGGGTGATGTCGACGTAGGTCGGCACCTGATCCTGGAGGATTTCAAAGGCCAGTTGGAGGTTTGCGCGCGTGGTCAGCACGTCGTCGCGGTTCTGCGATTTCTGAAGCGGGCTGATCGGCTTGAGCGTGATTGCCTGCCCGTCGATCATCATGACGTTTTCGAGCAGGCCGGCTTGCACGCCGATCCATTCGACGCGCTGGACAAAGGGGAATATCAGTTCGGACCAGAGCGGCGCTGACGGCTTGCCGAGGCGTTCCTGCACGCGGCGGGCTTCGTCCAGCCATTGTGTCGCGGTCGGCGGGGTATCTCCGCGCTGGCGCGGCCCGGTCTGATAGAAGATTTCGAGGATGCGCTGGCTCATGCCTTCGCGCGTGAAATACGAGTTTTCGAGGTTCGTCTGCTTGTTCAGTTCGTAGACCTGATCCTTGGTAAAGCGCGGGCCGGCCGGGTATGCCGTGCCGGGCCGGATGCCTTTGGAGAGGTCGAGATAGGCGTCGCTGGAATAGATCAGCGTGGTCTTGAGCTGGTCTTCCAGTCCGAGGAGGATGCTTTCCTCGACCTTGTCCAGGACGCGCAGGTCGGGCAGCCCTTTCATGCCCGGGCCGCGCCCCCATGGCTGGCCGGGCTGAGGATTGAAGCGGCCGACGAGAAGCGGGCAGGCACCGGACATGGGGCCGAGGACGATTGGTTCTTCCGGCGTCACGCGCTTGCCGTCGACGGTCACTTCCATCCGCCATTGCGGATTGCCCGCGTCTGCCCAGTCGAGCCAGAAGCCCCAGACGCATGTGCAGACGGCGCCGGGCTTTTCGATCTTCCTGCGGATTTCGAGCGTCTCGAGGTTGATCTGCGGGTATGGCGCGAACAGGGCCGGCAGCGTGCTGGCCCGGACGGTCTGCTGCCGGAAGCGGTCGAGGTAGCCGAGATGCCCCGGCGTGATGAGCAGTTCGGAGGGGGGCACGCTTTCGCAGAAGATGGGTTGGGTCTGGTGGGCCAGTTGCACCCACAGGGCCGGCGTCCCCTGGGATGCGGCTTCAAAGGCCCATTGCGGCGCGATGTCGTTGTAGTTCGACGCGGCGATGAGGTCGCGGATGTCCTGTTCCCGCCGTGTTGCGAAATCCAGAACCTGATTCTGCATCTCTTCCGGCACGGGCGTCAGGACGGAGATTTCGAACCAGTGCGCCTCCGACGGCGTGAAGTAGGTGACGATGTCGCCGGCAAGATCGGCGGCCGAGGTTTCCCCGAGCGAGTGGTAGACCAGCGTGTCGGCGGGTTTTTTCGGGATGCGCGCGTTGTAGCTGCTGGTGAACTCGTTGCGCCGCGACGGCGCGCAGAACCGATAGGTGTCCTCGATCTCGGGGCGCACCTGATCCCGGAACTGCCGCGCGTCGTCGTAGCGCGACTGGAAGTCCTTTGTCGGCTTCATCGGAACACGCTGAACAGTGACCGGCGGCCGGAGAGGACGTTGTTGCGGAAGTCCGCGGTCATGTCGCCGGCAAGCTGCTGTGTCGCGGCGGCACGTTCCTGTTCGGCGATCTTGCGTTCGCGCTCCCGTTCCTGCGCAATCTTGGGGTCTTCCTTGGGCTGCTTCATCCGCATTTGACGACCTGTGCTCCGTGTTCGATCAGAATGCGCCGGAAGCTCTCGATGCCGTATGCACGGGCGCCGATCAGGTGCGCGCATTGGCTGACGCAGTTCATCGTCAGGTGCAGGGGAATGCCGATCGACAGGTCGGGCGGCTTGATGCGATAGACCGTGTCGCAGGCAAGGAAGCGATTGGTCAGGAGGTTTTCGACCTCATCGCAGCGGTATTCGATGTGGAGACATGCCCGGCTTGCGACGGGATCGAGGAAAAACCATGTCTCGCCGTCCTGCATGACGCCCCAGGCTTCGACGTGGCCGAACATCGTCCATTCCCGCCGCCGCCAGGCTTCGCGGATGCCTTTCGGCTTGTGGAAGCCGAAGTAGAAGATCGCCGGCGTCATCGGAAATGCGGGCGTCTGACGACGACCGGCGACGGCCGGGGGATGCCGATGTTCTGGCGCTTCATGCTCATGGCCTCTCCGCCGCCCATCAGGGCGTTCTCGAATGCTTCGACGACGTGCGAGAAGTTGTTCTTGACGGGCTTCTCGGTGAACATGCCATCGACCCCCTTGATCGACCGGTAGTGATAGCCCCCGGCCATGCCGCTCTTGAGGGTCAGGCACGACGGCGCGATGTGGAGCCCGTATCGGCGGGCCAGGACGCGCTCGACCGTCGAACGCCGGATTTCCGGGTTGTTGTCGGTCGACGCCGGAAGCACGCGCATCCCTTCCGCCAGAAAGATGTCGAACGCCGTCGTCTCCGTGTTGTCGCGCCGATCCCCGCCGCGGGGGTCGCCCCAAAGCTCGAAGGCGAAGCCCGGATACCGCTGCGCCAGATGCCGGGCCACGCGGGGCGCAAAGGTCATGGCGCTCTCGTTGCTGCCGATCAGTTCGGAAAAGACCGTCCAGCGGTCGCTGCGGCACTGACAGAACACCGCCGCCGGTTCCCGCCCGAAGTCCATCCCCACGATGATCGGCGCTCCCGGCGTCGGCTCAGGCTCCGTCTTCGCAATGTGATCGTCCGGCAGGAACGTCGGATAGACCGGCTTGCCGTGGCGCGACAGGGTGACCTTGTTCAGAATCCGCTGGTCGATCTTTTCCTTGTCCCATGCGCCGATCTTTTCGATGTAGGGTTCCTTGAGCCATTTCTGATTCTCGGCCTTCGGGTTCGGCTCATAGATGATCGAGCCGTTCACCACGCGCTCGATCAGGCCGGGCGGCTGCACGAAGAAGTTCCATGTCGACGGCTTCTGGAATTGGCGACGCATATCGTCGGGCCAGTTCGCCGGCAGCGGTATGTCGCCGCGCATGTAGGGTATCCAGTGCCCCTCCTTCGGAGCGTTCAGGTCAATGAACCCACCATGCCACGTCGCCCCCGGCCCGTTCATCTTCGACGGAAAGCGCGCACACCGCGACAGAAGCTCCGTGATGACCCCCAGAGGAATGAACTGCCCCTCGTTCACAAAGAACCCGGTGATCTCGAACGACGCCAGAACGCGCTCGGCCGTCTGCTCATCAGGCAGCGCCACAAACACCACCTCGCACTCAACCGTCGTCCCGTCCCCCGACCAATGCCGACGCTTCAGCGTATGCGTCCGCGGCTCGGATCGAACCATCGTCCCCCAGTCATGCTCGGGAAACCACTGCGGCCATGTCGTCGCCAGAAACGTCGTGTCGAGCTCCTTGTAGGTCGCCCGCGTCACAATCCACCGCGTCCGCCTCACGCCGTCATAATCAGGCCCCTGCTCATTCGCCGTCGCCCATATCCGCTGCGCACACGCCGACGACGTGCCAGAACCAATCGGCCCCTGAATCACGTCCAGCCGACCACGCGACCAGAAAAACCGCGTCAGCACCTCCCCGTCAGGCTCATATATCCGGTCACCCTGCGCCGTCCGCAAAAGAGCCATCACCCACCCCCGCCCTTCATCGGAACCGCAGACAGAACGTCCCTCACCGTCCGCACACCCGACATCGCATTTTGCGACACACGCCCCCCAGCCCAATCCTCCAGAACACCACGGATCACACGGCTCCGCTGACCCTCCCCACCAACCGCATCAACCGCACTCAACACCTCAACAGGCAACGATACCGTCACCTGACGAAGCCCGCGACCTGGTCTGCCTCCAGCCATCCAAACCTCCAAACCACCAGCCACTCACCAATCCCACACCCCATCCACTCCCCATATGCACAGTTAGTCAGGTTAAAACATGGAAAACCCCGAGTTAGGCAGTGGAAAACTCAAGCCACTGATAATAAAAAAAAATCAGCAGCCCGCGCGTGGGTCCAGTATGAAACACGCGCGCCCCGGTTTTTGCCCCCACCCCCCCCCTGCCAATCCCCCCGGGGGTCGATCTCCGACCGTCGAGGTTCATGATCGAGGGCGCTGGATTGCCTCGGCGATCCACCGATTGCCGCAAGTCCTTGATGCTAATCGGCTTTCTCGCCTTGTCCTACCGATGTGACATCAGTGGCCACTGCGAAGACGTGCTCCCCGGGCCGCACATAAGCATAGCCCGGCTGGATCATGGTCTGGACGGTCACGTTCGTTTGCGCGGCCTTCTTTGCCTCGCCTGCGAAGAACTCGACCATCCTAGCCCTCACTGTCGGTGGCTGGTTCTCGCCCATGAGCTCGATCCCGACGATGATTGCGCGCTTTCTGGCTGTCTCTCGCAGGTTGTCAACCTCTTGAGCGAAGGCCTCTTTTTTCGCTTCGAGGACGGCTTTGATGTGCGGCCGGGAAAGTGCTTTTGAGAGGGCGGTTCTGTCCATGCCGACTCGTCTGGCGGCTTCTGCGACTGTGGTTGCCTGCTCCGCCAGGATAGTGATGGCTTGCATGGTCTTTGGGACGATGCGCGCCCCCCGAGGGGGGGTTTTGGTTGGCTGTGTTGCCGTATGGGGGATTGGTTCTTGGCTCATGGTTTGAAGCGATAGCGTGGCGGGTCGCGTGGTCCCATGCACGATAGGGAGGGCCGGCCAGGCGCGAGGCGCCACCGGCCGTCGGGGTTTCATTCTGCCCTTTTCCGGCGGTGTCGGTTTTTTTGCTTTTCCCCATTGACACGCCAAGCATTGCGCGATAGGCCTTGTCGCAAGGCGCTGAACACGCCCCCCAGCAACAGGAGAGACCCGGATGCCCGCCACGCAGCTTGACCTTCTCGACCACTCGACCGCCATGAGCCCGATAGCCATGCTTGAGGCCGCGCGGGCCTACCTCACCCGCCCGCAGCGCGATGTTCTGTCATCATGGGACGCGCTTCTGGCCTACGTCCATCTGAAGCACGGCAACCCCCGGCGCGAGGAATTTCGCGTCCTCTTTCTTGACCGGAAGAATTGCCTGCTTGACGACCACCTTATGGGGGTCGGCACGGTTGATCATGTGCCTGCCTATCCGCGCGAGATCATGCGGCAGGCCATCCTCTGCGACGCCAGCGCCCTGATACTGATTCACAACCACCCTTCCGGCGATCCGACTCCATCGGAGTCTGACATTGCGATGACCAAACAGGTTGTGAAGGTCGGGGCATTGCTTGGTATCACCGTCCACGACCACGTGATTGTCGGGGCGGGTCGCGATATCTCCATGCGAGCCGCCGGTCTCATGTGACGCATCTGTGCGGGCCGGTTCACTCCGGCCCCATCACATGCGCCAGGCATGACAACGGAGGGAGAGACGAGATGACTTACTACGAAAGCGCGGAAGGTGTGACGATCTCGCGGAAGCGCGCCCTGCGCGAATTGCGCAACCATGGTATCTCGCCCGATGGCGAAGCCGAGTTTTTCGCCGAGATGGGCGACCGCGACGATTACGACGCCCAGTCGGTCCTCCAGTGGCTTGGATACTGACGCATCTGTGCGGGCCGGTTCACTCCGGCCCCGTCACCCTGCGCCAGAGCATGAGAGGGAGAAGAGATCAGATGAGCATCTACTACCGCAACAAAACAGAGGGGCCCAACCGTGCCACGCTGGACGATCGACTTTATGTGCCGACCGCATACCCTTCCGAGCTCACCCCGGCGGGCGAACAGACCGTCATCCCCGGCTGTGAGCGCCAGCCCGCCGCCGGGAAGCCGGCCCAACTGAACTTGTTTGAACGATGAGGGGGGGGAGAGAATTGCCCCGCCCCAACCGGCCCGAAGGCCGTTGAACAAGGGGCGGGGCCGTCCAGCAACGGACAAGCCCCCCCATAACCCTCTCCGAGGATCAGGACAAGATGCTGCAACCCCATGAGGCCAAGGCCATGACCCCGCAGGAGCGGGTCGAGGCGCTGTTCGACTACCAGAAGCAACTCTATGGGACGCCCGGCTATGGCTCCGTATCGGCTCTGGCCGAGGTTCTCGAGATACACCCCCAGACCATTTACAAGTGGCGCCAGGTGCCCGCATCAATGCCCCTGTCGGCCCTTCTGGCCGTGTCAGCCCTTGCCACGTCGAAAGAGGTTCGCCAGACGCAACTGGCGCAGGCCATGTGCGACGAGATCGAGCGCGCCGCGGAGGCCCTCGCCGTTACCGCCGCTCGTCTTGAGGCTCTCGCGCGCCTCGCGAAAACCGTCGCGCGCGAGAATCTTCCTTTGAGCGGGTCTCAGCCAGAACCCGAAGCGTGATCGCCGGCAGCGGTCGCGGGATCAGCACGAGGTCGTATCCGATCGCCGGGAACCACGCGCAGGCCGTGTCCAGGTTGAACTGTCGGCCGGTCTCGGCCTTGGCGATGTGATCTGCCGTCAGGCCCGCGCACTCCTCGGTCTCCGCAATCGACAGACGCAACTGCTGCCGACGCTGCCGGCCGACCTCGACGGCATGGGACGCGCCCTTCAGGACAATCCAGCCGTCATCGTCCTCGGACGCCCGCGCCGGGATGACGCCGCCCTCACGGATCACCATCCGCACCGAGCACCCGGGCTCAGGGCATTTTGCCACGCAGCCGTCGGCCGTCGCGCTTTCGATCAGCCAGCCCCGGCGCTGGCACTCGCGGTAGAACGTCAACGGCAGCGTCATGCTCATACCTCGCTTCTCAGCCTGTCTCGGGCGCGGCAAGTGCGGCATTTGCAATACCCGACGCGGTGCTTGTGCTTGCGGCAGACCTGCGCGCTGTTGCTGGCCATGATCGCGGTGTCGCAACCGTCGACGCTGCAGGTCGTGCGCCCGGTGCCGGTGGAGAACGTCCTCGTCTTCGGGTTTCTGCGCATGTTCGGAACGGGCATCGCCTCGACAGCTTCGCCCGTGGGGCGCTTCGGCGCGCGGATCAAGTGCTCGCCCTTCCAGAAATCGCCCTTTTCGATCATGTTTGCGCCTCGGTGAAGCCGCGCCCACGTGCGTCCTCCATCGCCGCCCTCATGATCGGGTTGGCTGCGCGCTCTGCCCTCAACGCGGCCATTTCCCGGCCGTCTGGCGCGACCGCCTTGGACCAATGCGGCGGCAGCGATTCAAGCCTGGCCTCGGCCTCCTCGACCGTGCGGGCGGTCGGAAACCTGTTCACCAGATCAATTCGACGCGCAGTGAACCCCGCTTCCTCAAGGATGCGCTTGGCGCGCTCTGCCATTTCCGCGCGCTCCCGCGGGTCCGTCTCAGGCCCGGGCAGCGCCGAGCCGTCACCCTCCCTTCGGCGATCTGCGAGCTCGTCAGTGACCCGGCGCATTGCCTGCTTGGCCAATTCGACAATGTCGCCCGGCGCCGGCCTTCGACGTTGCTCGCGGTTCCACCTGTCGAACGCCTGCGATACGGCCCAGCGGGGAAGATCGCGCAGAGCGCGGCCGAACTCCTCGAGCATTTCGGCCTTGTCTAGATCGCTCATGTCCCGCTCGAAGAAGAGCTTGAGCGTCACCCTCGCCCGGTCAAGCACAAAGGCCTCATCGCCCGGCGAATGGATCGCTTGGATCAGGTCCTCGGTCGACCTCTCCCGCAGCAATACGGCGGGCGTATTCGCGGTGGGCCACGTCGAAAGCGGCCGAGCCTCGATGTTGCGACGTTCCATTCCTGCCTCCTGTGATGGGGATGATCTGCGCTGGCGTTGGCTCAACGTCATCGGTCCAGCCTTTCTGGTTGAGCCATGTCGCCGGGTCCTTGGCATAGCCGGTGAGAGCCTGCCTATCGGATCGGTATCGCTCGGCGCCGGCGAGAATGTCCGCTGGCGCGGCTCCGGCCCTCAGGGCGCTGGCGTAGGACCGCCGGGCAGGGACCTTGCCCTTTTTCGCTCCGCCTCGGTGGGGGTAGGTCTCCCAGAACGCGCCGAAGCCTTCCGGGTCAGGGCCGGCGCTTTCTTTGGAGAGTGCGATAGCACTCTCTTTCTTTCTTTCTGGTTCTGGTTCTGGTAACGCGCGCGTGTCAGAAAGCCCGGCTTTAGCATTGCTTAAACTCTTTTGCTTGTCTTTCAATCGCTTGCGAGCGAGCACCCCTTCTTTGCCTGCTTTCGATCTACCGTTTCGTGCAGCAGCTGCTTTCTGAAACTCCTCCAACAATCGCGGGCTGTAGAGGCGTCTCCGGCGGCGCTTGAAGAACTCGGCGATGACCACGGCGACGACTCGATCATAGGTCTCGGCGTCGACCCGAAGGCGCCTGGCGATCCATGCCGGGTCGTCGGGAATGCTGCATCCGGGCGTCATCCAGCAGAGGCGCCAGAGCCGGTCGTGGGCGCCGACCTCCTCCAGGCTGAGGTGCGCCGTCTCGGCCTCATGGTCAACGGCGTAGAGCGGGAAGTAGGGCAGGCTCATTGCACCCCACCCTTGGTGTCAATCGCCCAGAGCAGGATCGCTATGGCATCCGCCTCGTTGTCATCGGCCGGGTAGAATCCGCGCGCCCGGACGGCGGCAATCATCGCCGCCTTGTCGGCGTTTCCCTTGCCGGTGGCATGGCGCTTGATCGTGCCGACAGGGACGCCCTCATAGGGCGCGCCGCGCAGTTCCGCCCAAGCCGTGAGGGTGGCCATGAGCCCGCCATAGACATGGGCGGCATCAGTGCCCGCATGACGGCGGACCTCCTCGAAGTAGATCGCCTTGATAGGGCCAGCCAGACGGACCATCTCGTCCAGCCAGTTGGTAAAGCGCAGATAGCGCATCCCGCCGCCCTCGAAGCGCCCCGGACGCAGCGAGACGGTGCCGCTGGTCATCAGGCCTTCTGCGCTGCGCATTGCCCAGCCGGTCATGGTTCCGAGGTCCAGGGCCAGCAGGCTCATTCCGTCGCCCTCTTCCGCATGAGATAGAGGTCGCTCTTGACCGTCGCGGTCTTGAGTCCGAGCCGAATGGCGATCACGCGGTCAGGGACGCCCGCGGCCGCGAGCAACATGACCTTGCGGCGCCGCTCGGCCACCCTCGGCTCTGGCGGACGGCCAGCCCCCGGCGGCGGCACTCTGCGATCCGTCCAGCTTTCGGGCGGCGTGGCGCTGAGGCCCGCGCGGACATTCTCGATCCGGGCGAGCTCGTGCATCCGGGCGAGTGTCGCCTCAAGCGCAGTCATCGCCTCCACCACCCGCGCGGCATCGTGCCGTTCTGCACCCCGTCCGGATCGTGCTTGTCGGTCTGCGCGTCGACGCCGCGCAGCGTCGCGATGACGGCGTTTTTCGTCCGCTTCATCAGCTTGGCGATCTGGCCGTAACTCATCCTCTCATGGTCGCGCAGGTCGAGAGCATGCAGGATGTCGGCCTCCTCCCACCCCTTGCGCGGGGGGCGGACGTGGTCAATCGGGTCGGTCATGCCCCTCATTCCCGCGCCTCCGCCATACGAATGCGGTCGAATATCCACTCGCCGCAGTTCACCGCCCAGCTATTGCCGAGCGCCTTGTATCTCGGGCCGTCCGCCGCGCGCTTGCCGCGATAGGGGATATCGGTCCAGCCGTCCGGGAAGCCTTGCAGGCGTTCGCACTCGCGCGGGGTCAGGCGACGGACGGCCGAAGGCGTTGCCGAGTGCGGCGGCCGGGCGGTTGCGGGCAGAGTGTGATGCACCGCCGGATTCGGCCGGCTGCGATTGGTCTTGCTGGTAATCTGGTTCGGGTTTC